CCTCCTTCAAGTTGGAAAAAAGAATTTCACGAAACCTGGCAGACCGCCGATCCTAAGCTACAGGAATACGCCTGGCAGCGTGAAGAAGAAATGCGTAAGGGCGTTGAACCCCTTATCACCAAGGCCCAGTATGCCGATCAAGTGCAAAAAGCATTTGAGCCATATATGGACACCATTCGCGGCAATGGTTCCAATCCCATTGAAGCCATTAAGGGCCTTATGGAAGCGGATCGCGTTATGCGGTTTGGCAATCCACAAGAAAAGCAAAACTTCCTGCTTAGCCTAGCCAACAATTACGGTATCGATTTAAACGGCGCGGCACCGCTTCAAACAGGTCCGATTGACCCAAAGGTCATCGCGCTTCAGAACGAACTTAACAATATCCGTGGTGAAGTTTCCGGCTGGAAGCAACAACAGGAAGAAGCAGAAACACAAGGCTTGCTTTCGCAGATTGATCAATTTGCACAAAAAGCAGAATATTTCGAAGAAGCGCGGCCAACTATGATCCAGCTTCTCCAAAACGGTATTGTCAACACTCTAGAAGAAGCCTATGAAAAGGCTATCCGCCTTGACGACAATCTTTTTTCTGAAATTCAGCAAAGCCAACAAGCCAAACTGGAAGCGGAAAGAAGGGAATCGGCCAATCGGGCTGCGAAAGCGGCTAAGGCAGCAGCGGTCAGCGTTAGAAGTTCCACACCAGGAGTTCCCACGGCTACCAAAGCGCAAGACAGACGGGCAATGCTGTTTGAACAATTCAACAGTATGAATGACCGTCTTTGATTTAACTGGGAGAGATTAATATGGCATTCGCCAATTCCTCGATCAGCGACATCATTGCGACTAATATCCAAAGCCGCAGTGGTGAACTCGCTGACAACGTGACGAACAACAACGCCTTGCTCCGCCGTCTTAAGGACCGTGGTAACGTCAAGACGTTTTCCGGTGGTAACGTGATTTTGCAAGAAATCATGTACAACGATTCCACGACCAACAACACCAACAGCTATTCCGGCTATGAAGTGTTGAACGTGTCGCAAAACTCGCCAATCTCGGCGGCTCAATTCAGCATTACTCAATATGCTTCGGCTGTTACCATTTCCGGTCTGGAAATGATTCAAAACAGCGGCAAGGAAGCCATTATTGATTTGCTTGACGGTCGTATGAATGTGGCTGAAGCTCAATTGGCTAACCGTCTTGGCGGCGACATCTATCTTGATGGGACTGGCAACAGCGGCAAGAACATCACGGGTCTGGCTGCGGCTGTTCCTGACGCGCCTTCTTCCGGCACTTACGGCGGCATTAACCGCGCCTCGTTCTCCTTTTGGCGTTCGGTTAAGTATTCCGGCGTTACCGATGGTGGTTCGGCTGTTACGGCTTCCAACATTCAGCAGTATATGGATTCGCTTGCGGTCCAACTGATCCGTGGTACGGATAAGCCTGACCTGATTGTTGCCGACAGCAACTATTACCGCCTGTACCTTCAATCCTTGCAATCCATCCAGCGTATTTCGGATTCCGGTTCGACCGCCGCTGGCGCTGGCTTTGCCTCGCTGAAGTATTACGGTGCTGGTATGGCCTCGGACGTCGTGCTTGATGGTGGTATCGGTTCTGCCGCTACCGCGAACCACATGTGGTTCCTGAACACCAAGTATTTGATGTTCCGTCCTCACGTTGACCGTAACTTCGTTCCAATCGGCGGCGAACGTCAAGCCGTTAACCAAGATGCCATTGTGAAACTGATCGGCTGGGCGGGTAACTTGACCTGCTCCGGCGCTCAGTTCCAAGGCGTGTTGATCGCTTAATCAGGGAGATTTGAATCATGGCTAGTACTTTTGCTGCAACTCCTAGCATTGGCGTTACATTTACCGACCGCAATACCATTCCTGATTTTGCTGTTGGTACCCCTATGCTGGGCAACCAAAACGACACTTGGGTTTACGTTAAGGCTACGGAAGCGGTTGCCATTGGCGTATGCGGAGTTGACTCATCTTTTAACGTAACCGATGCCGGAACGGGCTATACTAGCCCCGTGGCTTTCCTTATTAACGAGTACGGTTGGGTTTATAAAACCACGTCGCCTCTTTAATAATTAATGGGGGGCGATCTTGAAAATTGCCCCCCGTTTTTTATCTCCCTCGGAAAGGGGTTTAACATGACTATTCCTTCTCGCGTCTTGGGTTCGGGTATCTCGCCCCTTGCTACGCAATCCATTACCGGAACGGCCACCGTTGGCCTTACGGCCACTGGTACCACTGCCGCTACCGCGCTTCAGCTTGAAACTTCATATAACGTCGTATCTACAACTACCGGCGCTTTACAAGGCGTTAAGTTGCTAAAGACCGAAAATGGCGCAAGTATGGTTGTTGCCAATAATGCTGCCACAAATACAATAGTGGTTTATCCTCCCACTGGTTCAACCATTGACGGTGCAGCATCAGTTCAAATTGCGACCACTAAGCGTCGCGTTTTCTGGGGAACCAGCGATACAACCTGGGTCTCCCTTCTCGGAGCGTAATGTATGAATTTGGATAGCGATGTTTCTAACGCCGACTCCTTCATGATGGTGGAGTTTTACGAAAACAATTATGACTCTGATTATCCGGGGTTAATTTTTGTTAGGATTATGAATCCAGGCGACAAGACAAACATTGTAGAACAGCCTCTGCGGGAAGATCATAAAACTCGGTTTGCCCGCCAATGGCTACATTTCCAATCTAAAAACTCCGGCGCTGCCTTTATCGGTACGCCTTTAGAAAAGTGGAATGAAGATCAACCCAAAGAATTTAACCATATGCAAATGTCTGAAATGCATATTCTTAAGTTCCAAACGGTGGAACAAATTGCTACTGCCTCGGACGCTCAAATGCAGCGTGTTGGTATGGGTGGCTTTGGTATGCGGGAACGGGCTAGGCAATATCTTTCGGCCAAGAATAGGACCGAAAGCAATTCCGAACTTGAAAAGACCCGCAGCGAACTTGATGAATTAAAGTCCCAAATGGCCCTGCTTATGGCTCAATTGCCTCAAGCCGCTAAGGCAGAAGAACCTCGTAGGCCAGGACGGCCAAAGAAGGAAGAAACAAATGCCGAGTACGATGCTCCAGTTGGTGACGCAGGTCACTAACGAACTTGGTATCCCAACGCCAGTTTCGGTCGCGGGAAACACCAATCAGGATGTTATCCAAATACTCGCATTGATGAACGCTAGTGGTTACGAATTATTGCGTAAAAGCGACTGGCGGGCACTCACGATGCCCAACAGTTTCTTTACGGAATATACGACAACCACAGGAACCTATGACACCGTAACGCGTCAGATCACTGGTATTCCAAGTACCAGTGGTCTTGACACCACCTACATGATTGTAGGCAACGGCTTCCCTAATGCCACATTCATTGAAAGCGTTGATTCCGCCACGCAAGTGACGGCTTCTACCTATTCGACTGAAACCGCTACGGATGGCGTCATTTATTTCCAAAAAGTAAAATACGACCTTCCAGATGATTATGATTCTATTGTGCCTCGCACTCAGTGGGACAAATCCAAACATTGGGAAATGCTTGGCCCTGAAGACGCCCAGCAATGGGAATGGCTGCTTAGCGGTTATATCAGCACTGGGCCGCGTATTCGGTGGCGTCTGTATGGCAATTATTTTCAAATCTGGCCTGGAACCTCTACCAACGAATATCTTGGATATGAGTATCGTAGCAAGGGCTGGGCACGGGCCGCTGGCGGAACCGTAAAGAATAGCTTTACGCTTGATACCGACACCTGCATCTATCCAGATCGGGTTATGGTCTTAAGCACCAAGCTTAAGTATTTCCAAGCCAAGGGCTTTGATACAACGGCGCTTTACCGAGATTATCTTACAGAGCTTGAAACGGCTATGGCGCAGGACACCAGTGCGGCCAACCTTTCGTTCGCGCCAAGACCGGGCAACATCCTTATCGGCTACGACAATATTCCTGATAGCGGTTTTGGCCGTTAAAATGAAAATGTTACGAATAAGCCCATCTTTTTTTGTTTTTAATGCGGCTTATGGTGTTGGCAGCAACGCCATAATCGACAGCAATTTCACGTTGAAGTCGGTTATCTTTTCGAATTTCAAAAACTTGTTGTTCCGTCAATTTTGCCGTACCACAACGCTCTCCGCGATTTGTAGTACCATGTTTAATTTTGTCGGCATGATTATTTTTGCTAGTGTCCCAACGAAGATTGCTCAAATTGTTATTTTGAGGATTTCCGTCATTATGGCAACATTCCATTCCATGCGGACGTTTTTCAACAAATGCTTCCAATACAAGAGTATGCGGTTTAACAATTTTTTGTTGGTTTTTGTTCCAAAGTCCCAAATATGGTCTACCATTGCTGCCAATGGTAAGATTTTTAATTTTTTCAGTATTTTTGGATCGAACACGGCCAAAATCAGACACCTCGTAAATGTCTTCAAATCCTACAACGGGCTTCCAGTTTTCCATAATGCCCATACTATACATATTGGGATGGAATAGCAATGGATACGCGCCGACTGGTCCAGCAAACTACTGCAAATGTTGCCTCGATTCCTGCGCCCATAGGCGGTTGGAACGCACGGGATTCGTTTGCAAATATGGACCCGGCAGACGCCGTTACCATGATCAATATGTTTCCTACCGTATCAAACCTTACGATGCGGGGCGGATACCAAAGGTACACGACTGGCCTAGACGGTCAGGTTCAAAGCCTGATGACGTATTCTGGCGGCACGACCTCAACGCTGTTTGCGGTAACGTCCACAGGCAAGCTTTACGACGTTAGCAATGGCGGTGCCGTAGGTGCGCCCAAGGTCACGGGCCTTAATGGCGGCATATGGAACTATATCAACGTATCTACATCCGGCGGCAATTATCTTTATGCCGTAAACATTGCTGCGCCTGATCAGCCCTTGCTTTATGATGGTACAACTTGGGTGCAAATTTCCGGTGTCGGGGCAATTAACATTACGGGCGTTACAACCACGAAACTGGGCAATATTTGCCTATTTAAGAATCGTGTCTGGTTCATCGACCGCAACACGCTAACAGCGTGGTATTTGCCAACGTCATCCGTAGGCGGCGCGGCTCAACAGCTTAACCTGCAATCCATCGCCCGCTTCGGCGGTCACATTGTTGCAATTGACACCTGGACGCTTGATGCGGGCTATGGCGTTGACGATAACTTAGCGTTCGTAACAAGCGAAGGCGAAGTCATTTTATATAGCGGCACGGATCCTGCAAGCGCGTCTACATGGTCGCTTATTGGTGTCTGGAAACTAGGCTCGCCCATTGGCGGTCGTAGCACCCTTAAATGGGGCGGCGACCTTCTCATTTTGACGTATGACGGCCTTATGCCTATGGCGGGGTCATTGCAGTCATCTAGGCTTGATCCCCGTGTAGCCCTCTCTGACAAGATTCAAGGGGCCATTACGGCGGCAACCACGTCTTACGGCGGCAACCATGCTGCGGTTGGCTGGCAAGTTTATTATATTGCCAAGAACAACGCGGTTTGGATCAACGTCCCCGTGGCCGACAATCAGCAAGAACAATATGTGATGAACACCATCACAAAGTCTTGGTGCCGATTCACGGGCTGGGGCGCGTTTTGTTGGGAAACCTTCTTTGACGATCCGTACTTTGGCGGCGATGGTTTTGTAGGCAAGGCTTGGACCAATACGTTTTCGGACAATGGTAGCAACATCGCCACCCAAACAATCCAAGCGTTTAACTATTTCGGCAATCGCGGCGTCAAGAAGTATTTTACCCGCGCTCGGCCCAGCCTTTATACCAATGGTTCGCCTAGCGTTTCGCTTGGCATGAACATCGACTTTGACGTTTCCGATACAACCGCGCCTATTGCGTTTACGCCAACTTCGTATGCAAGTTGGGACACGGCAACATGGGACAATAGTTATTGGGGTGCTGGCAATAGCGTTTCAAACGTCTGGCTTGGCATTACCGGAATAGGCTATTGCGGCGGCATCCAGTTTAAAACGCTAAGTTCTGGCATTGAGGTTCAATGGGCCTCAACCGACATAGTGTACCAACAAGGGTGGGCGGGCATATGATTTTTGCAAATGAAAAGTTTGCTGATTGCTCGACCGAATGTGCTATTTTTGTCACAATGCATTGGGAAGAACTTTTTGGTAAGAAAAAATTTAGGGCCAATTGGAAGGCTGTGGAAGCCTTGGAAAAAGCCGGGCAATTTGCCTATTACACTATGCGTGACGATCTAGGCAAACTATGCGGCCATGTTGGCTATAGGATTACCGATTGTCCGTTTTTTGGATGTTTGACGGCAACAGATTCATTCTTTTATGTGCTGCCTGAACATCGTGGGACGCATGAAATTAGCAACCTGCTAAAGTTCGCTGCAAAGCATTTACAGGCTTGCGGCATAGAGGATGTATTTGCGGCTCATCTTGTTGTAAACAATAAGTTGCCCGCCGCAATGGATCGCGCTGGTTATAGCTTGGTCAGCGCAATGTATAGATACGAGGGAGAATAAAATGTGTTTCCATAGCCCAAAAGCACCAGCAGCGCCCGATTATGCGGCGGCTGCACGGGAACAAGGCATTGCCAACGAAAAGGCGGCAACGCAAAGCAATGTCAGCAATAACCCTAATATCATCAGTCCTTACGGCAATCAGACCGTAACGTGGAATAGCACGGGTGCGCCAGGTAATGTTCCACAGGCCACTGTAACCCAAACGCTTACGCCTGAGGCCCAAGCCACGCTAGAGGCACAGCAGCGCGTTCAAAATCAATTTGCCAATCTTGGCGAAACTGGCATTGGAAATGCACAAGGCACCCTAAGCCAAGCGTTCAATCCCAACCTACCTAATCTACAAACGGGTCTTGATATGTCTGGCGTTGCGGCCATGCCTGTTAATGCAGGGATGACGGGTCAAGCGGCCATTATGTCTAGGCTTCAACCTCAGATTCAGCAACAGCAAGAGGCATTGGCACAACAGCTTGCCAACCAAGGCATTACGCCTGGTAGCGAGGCATACAACAATGCCATGCGTACCCAAGGCAATCAGCAAAACGATCTGTTGACCCAAGCGGCTTTGCAGGGCCTCAACCTTGATATGTCTGCTAATAACCAAGGCTATAACCAAGCCCTGCAATCTGGCCAGTTTGGCAACACGGCCTTGCAGCAGTCTTTGGCCCAGCAGACGGCTTTGCGTAATCAGCCTATCAATGAGGTTACGGCCCTCATGTCGGGATCGCAAATCCAGAACCCGCAGTTCCAACAATATACGGGCTCTAATGTTGCGGCGGCTCCCGTATTCCAAGGCGTCCAAGCCCAGAACCAAGCGGCTATGGATTTGTACGGTATCAAGCAGGGTGCTGCTAATGCCAACATGCAGGGGCTTACAAGCCTAGCGGGTGCTGGAGCAATGGCGTTTTAATGCTGGCATTGGCTTTCTCAGGCGGCAAGGATTCTTTGGCTTGTTGGTATTTGTACCGCAACCAGAACCCTGTTGTCATATGGGTTAATACAGGCAAATGTTATCCAGAAACGCTTGCGTTAATTGATGAAATCAGGCGCGAAACCAACAAGTTTGTAGAAGTTAATACAGATCAGCAGGGTCATATTGAAGCCAATGGAATCCCTTCTGACGTTGTTCCTATTGATTGGACTGGTCTGGGGCATGTTATTTCTGGTGATAAACCCGTAAAGGTCCAAAGCTATCTAGAATGTTGTGCAGATAACATTTCACGGCCATTGATGCGGGCGGCTAAGGAGTTGGGTGTATCTCAATTAATACGCGGTCAGCGTATTGACGATTCCCATAAGTCGCCAGCAAGGCATGGTACAGTTGTAGACGGGATTGAGTTCATTCAGCCCATCGAAAATTGGACCGAAAAACAAGTTTTTGATTTTGTAAAATCGCAACGCGGGTCTTTACCGGACCATTACAAAATTGAGCATACTAGTTTAGACTGTTATGACTGCACGGCTTATGTAGAACATTCTGCTGACCGTGTTGCTTGGATGAAAGAAACATATCCGGCGTATTACGAAAAGTATGCCGCCAATATGTGTGCATTAAAGTCTGTTCTGATGCCCATGCTGAAGAACTTGGAGCGTTATGATGTATAACCAGAACGTCAACCTTGCGGGCATGGCCCTTACGCCCGAAGAACAGGCTCGCTTGGGTCGCGCTCAGGCTATGCAGGACGCTGGTGCCGAGCCTATGCAGGTCCAGTCCTATAAAGGCATCCAAGCCCCCGTGTCGGGCGGCGAAGCCATTGCCAAGGTCTTGCAATCCTATATGGGCGCAAAGCAAAAGGACGCCATCCTGAACAGGGCTATGGGCAATACGGGTACGTCCGTTGGTGATGCGAACTATACGGGCGGTGGCGCGCTTGATGCCATTACCGGAAATCAAATCAACAAGCCAAAGCCTTCTATGGACTTTCTAAAAAACATGTTTGCAGGATCGTAAAATGCAAAATTCTATGATCGCCCTTACCGATACAGCGTCCCAGGTTGCCGAGCTCCAGCGCCGTCAGAAGCTTGCTGAGGCCCTTTCGGCTCAGGGTGCTGCACCTATTGAGGTCCAGTCCTACAAGGGCATCCAGGCCCCTATCTCGCCGTTCTCGGCCCTAGCCAAGGTGCTTCAAACCTACATGGGCGCGAAGCAAGCGGCTGATGCAATAAAGGGCGAGAAGGAAGCGCGTAAGACGGCGCGTGAGGAAGCGGTTGGCTACCTTGAGAGCATGAAGCGTACCCCAGACATTGGCAGGTTTGAAACTCCTGTGTCGGCGCAAGAGGCAAGGCAGCAAGCGGCCGTTCCTGCATTGACGCCTGTTGCGCCCGTTGGCCCTCCTGAAATGATGCAAGTGGGCGGCATTCCAGATATGCAAGGCAATGTTACGCCTACCGCATCTGTGCAAACGCCTATGCCGCAAGTGTATAACAATGCCCAGCCATCTACATATGCAGGGCCACAGGCTACGGTTATGCCTGGCCGGGAAACCACGCCGCAAGAACGTATGGCGTCCCTGCTTCAGGCTGGCATGAGCGGCAACCCAATCCTGGAACAAATGGCTCCTGCCATGTACGGCAAGATCGAGGGCCAAATTGAAGATCAAAACAAAGCCGATAAGCTAAAAGCAAAAATTGCTAGCATAACTGGCATAACCGATGATCAAAAATCAGCACTTAGCACAATGGCAGAGTTTAACCCGCAAGCAGCGGGTAATATGTTGAAAGACATTTTGACGCCTAAAGAAGTTAAGCCAGCAGAATATAGCCAAATTCGGGCCGAAGCTTTTGGGCGTAAGCAACGAGGTGAGCCGTCGCTGCCAGGCGATGATGTTTTGCTTTATGGCGCTCGTACTGGCGCACCCGCCCGCGCTCCTGTTGCTCGCGCACCGGGAAAAGCTTTGGCTCAAGGATTGGAACAAACAACGCCTAAGCCAGCGGCTGAACCAAAATTAACTGCGTTTCAAGAAAAAGAACTGACTAAAATTTCAAAAGCATCAAGTGCAATTAATCAGGCTTTGACAACGCTTGATACTGCGCCAAAAGATGCATTTAGTTTTGGACGGGGGCTTGCCACTCTTGGCGGCGAAATGGGCGAGTCTATGGCTTCTAGGGGCGATACGCCAGAAGCTAGAAATGCAAGATACTCGGTATTCAATAATGTTTCCAATATCATTAAAGAACGCGCTGGTACGGCTCAATCTAAATCCGAAAAAGAAACCCTAATGAAGTTTCTTCCAAACCAATTTGATAGTGAGCCTGTTATTCGCAGCAAACTTGAGGAATATCAAAATTATTTAGCGGGACAAGAGCAAGCGGTTAGAAATCCTAATGCCACAATAAAGCCTGTCTCTGCGCCCGCTGCAAAAACTACAAAAGCCCCCGCCGGGGTTGATCAAAAAACTTGGGACGCTATGACTCTTGAGGAACGAAAGTTATTTCAATGACAGAGTTCACAATTGAACAAAAGCGAGCCATTGCGTTAGCAAACGCTAGAGCAAGAATGGCGCAAGAACCCGAGGCTGCGCCCGCTGCGCCACGCGTTGCGCCTAAGCCTACGTTTGGTCAAACTATGGCTGACATTGCTCAATCTGCACCAACAAAATTGGCGCAGGGCGTTGCTGGTATGGTTGGATTGCCTGGGGATATTGCCCAAGGTGTAAAGGCCGCTCAATATGCTATTGACCCTAAATACCAAGAAGGAAGTTTTGAACCTTGGAATGTTTTACCTACATCAAAAAATGTAAATACAACATTAGCTAAAGCCCTTGGTGGGTATAAGGAACCGACCACTACCGCAGGACAATATACTGGGACGGCGCTTTCCTTTATACCAACAGCCGTGGCTGGCGCAGGATCGGTTGGTAAACGTGTTTTAGAATCCGCTGCGTCTGGACTTGCGTCTGAAGCGGGTGGTCAAATGGCTAAGGGAACGCCTCTTGAAGGCGTGGCTCGTTTGGCTGGTGCTTTATCAACTGGCGTTGGAGCCAATGTTGTTAAAAATGTAAACGCTGCTGCTAAAGCAAAAAAACTTATTCCATCCATTGAAAAAATTAAAGAAGTTTCTAGCGGCCTTTATGACGCTGCCGATAATGCAGGGTTAATCATAAACAGCAGCAAAATAACACAAGAAGCATCTAAATTAAAAAATATTCTTGCCAATGAAGGTATTGATAAAAATCTTCATCCAGCGGCTTTTGCTGCCATGAATCGTTTTCTAAAAACACAAGGCAATGTCACGCTAAAAGGCGTTGAGACATTACGCAGGATTGCTTCAGACGCAACGACTACGGCAAATAAGGCCGATAGGCGCATGGCAAGAATCATTGTTGATCATATTGATGATTTTGTGGGCAATCTTAAGTCAGCCGACACAATGGGTGTTAATCCAACAGCAGCAACTCAAATGCTTTCCACGGCCAGAGATTTGTGGAAGAAATCTGCAAAAGCCCAAACGGTAGAAGATTTAATTACAAAAGCCAAAAGCAACCCAGAAGGTGTTTTGGGTTTTGAAAATGCGGTTAAGGCTCAGTTTACCAAACTTGCAAACAATGCAAGGGGCATGGCTAGGTTTTCTCCAGAAGAACAAGCAGCTATTCAAAAAGTTGCTAAGGGGGAAACTATTCAAAATATACAACGCCTTATTGGTAAAATGGCACCAACAAATCCATTTGCAATTTTTGGTTCAATAGGGGCAACGGCAATAAATCCTGCCGCAGCAAGCGCACCAATTATAGGCTCTATTGCAAAAACGGCTTCTACCTTAACCGCCGCCAAAAATGCAAAAGCCGCAAGCCAATTGATTCGCGGCGGCGTTAAACCTACAAGAGTACCAGTTTTGGATAGACGCGCCTTATTGGCTGCTCAAATGGCAACACAGGATCAAGAACAATGAGTTTCAACGGCACTGGTACATTCAATATCAACACTAGCGGTCAGCCTGTTGTCACGGGCACGACCATTAGTTCGACCGTGTTCAACGCCCTTACGGCTGACCTTGGCAACGGCTTGACCAATACCTTGACCAAGGACGGGCAGTCTACCCCGACCAACAACATCAAGCTTGGAGGCTATAAGGTAACGGGCGTCGGCCAGGCCACGGTGTCGGGCGATGCGTTGGCTTATGGGCTTAACGCCACGCTGAACGACCTTACGATTACAGGCACCGTAACGCTTTCTGGCGGCATTACTGGCACGACCATTAATAGCACCACCATTGGAGCTACAACGCCTAGCACGGGCGCGTTCACGACCCTATCAGCGTCTAGCACGGTAAGCGGCGCAGGGTTCACGGCTTACTTTGCATCGCCTCCCGCCATTGGCGGTACGGCGGCTGCTGCCATTACTGGGACAACCATTACCGGAACGACCATTACCGGGACGACCATTACCGCCAATACGCGTTTCGTTGGCGCAATTGACGGCACGGTCGGTGCAACGACTGCGGCGGCTGGTTTGTTCACAACGCTTGGCGCTTCTGGCGTTACGACTATGGGCGCTGACGGCGTATTTACCGCCGCATATTCGCCTACGTCGGTTCGCAGCATTGGCTACCGGGGCGTTCCGCAGGTCGCTAAGACCGCTAGCTATACCTTGGACTTGGTTGATTCCGGTCATCATATTTATCTGACGGGCTCAACGGCTTCGCAGTCCATTACGATTCCGGATAATGGTTCTAAAGCCTTTCAAATTGGCACGACCATTTCCATCGTCAATGGCTCTAGCGTAACTTGGACGGTTCCAATAACAGCAGGATCACCAACCAACACCTTGACGCTTGCTGGTGGAACGACTTCAGGAACGCGAACATTGGCCGTGGGCGCGGTTGCGACCATTATCAAGGTTACGGCAACGGC